TCTAGCAGGCCATATGCGGGTCTTGAAGCCCCTCTCTGGCATGTGGGAGTAGATACTAGACTCCGTCTGGGGAGTTCCAAGGAATACGATGTCCCCTCCGGGCTTCAGGACAGCATCGAATTCCTTGCACGCCTCAGTGAGTTTATCTCGCATTGTCTGAGTAGCACTGTTATTGAGGCTCTCAATATCGTCGGCTACGATGAGGTCTGCACGGGAGCCTGTGATCTGGCTCGTAATGCCCTTAGACACCACTGAGGGAGCATGGGCAGCCGGTGCTGGCCCCACATCGAAGGCAATCTTACTGTTTCTTTGAGATTCACTAGGCTTCAGGTGACGAAGCAGTGGCATCTCTGAAATAAGACGCAAGGTGAAGGTACTGAAGTCATCTGATCGCTGCTTGGAAGCAGATACGACTAGGATGTTCTTAGAGGGGTCCAACAGAAGTTGGTGACAGACATAGGTGGAGGTGATCCACGACTTTCCTACGCCTCTAAAGGCCTGAATGACTCGACGCTTTGGGCCGTTCTGGATGTAGTCAGCGATGTCATACTGCACTGGGGTGGGGTCTGGGAGGCCTAGATGATCCCACGCAATGTAGAGAAAGTTACGGAAGTCGTGGAGTTGAGCGTCTATTTCACTCATTGGGTTATTTACCGCTGCCGCTCCCAGTAGTTATGCCGCCGCCTGAGCCGCCACTACCAAAACCTATAGACCCTTCCGGTCGTCCCCCCCAACCCATAGGCGATCTCTCAAACTGCCGCCTGTTTCCCCCTTGTTCTCTGAGGAGGGCCAACCTTCTGCGGCGTTTTCTGCTCTTGTAGTAGTCTTCTAATACCTGAACCGGCTTCTCTGAGTCCGGCCTGTCTCCAACGACATCCGCTGCTTCGCTGACTCGCTCTGGGTCATCTGCGGGGTTTTTATTGGGCTGTCTGCCTCCGCCCGCAGGAGCCATAGAAGGTGAAATAGTCATTGGAACACACATTACGCACTCTCCAGTTCGATGTTGAAGGGCAGAGATTTGGCGAGATTCTCCAGAGGGTTACTCTGTTCGATCCCAGCATCAATGCCATTGTCCTTTAGAAAGGCGCGGGCTACATTGAGATCCGCAGCATTCGCCTCTCCTGACTCCACGCGACGGAGGAGTTCTTCTGCGACAGCGTTGTGCAGACTGCTAAGTGTCTTATCCACTGAATTTACCCCCAAAGAAATTAATTAATAGGGAGACTAGCCCAGCCATCGCTGCGGCTGCACCTAGTACCCACGATTTTGATTGTTCTAACTGCCTGATTCGCTTGTCGTGGCGGCTAAGTTCCTCATCATGGATTGCTTGCCTTGTTATGAGGGAGTCCATTTTACCCTCCAGCCTCCCCAACGCGATGAGGATTTCGTTATCCAGTGGTGTAGCCATTAGGCGCCAGACCAATCGACTATTGTGGCTGTTTTAGTTGTACCCGCCGCCCCTCCAGTGAATGCTGCGGGGACATTTACGCTACAGACGCTGTCCCAATGGGCTGGGTGGTTTGTAGTGATCGCTTTATTACCTACAGTATGCCCTGTATCCTGAGTGCATACTATCGCACTAACCACTCCTGTAGCAGTTATACCTAGTGAGGATTGGGCATTTATGGTGTTCATCAATGCCACGCGCGTTCCTGTCGCACCCCCGCCAGCCGCTGCGATGCCTTGAACTGCGATATTATCTCCATACATGAACGCTGAGGGGACATTTACGCTACACACGCTGTTCCAGTGTCCCGCGTCGTTTGTGGTGATGGTTGTGTTCCCAGCAGCACTCTTGGCTCCAATAAGAACAACCTCCCCGGCGGACGGGTTAGTGGCGGCGATATTAAGAGCGGACTGAGCGTTGATCTTGGCTACAAGGTCGGCTGCGGTCCCTGTAAGGCCTCCTCCAGCAGCAGCAATTCCATCGACGGCTATGGCCCCTGCTGTCGCTGCTCCATCCATTTCGTTATCAATTTCAAAGATGACTGTGGTTCCGTCATCATCGATCAAAGTAATCGTAGACTCTTCATTCGGCTTGTCTGAGAATGTGAATGTGGCGTATGCTCCCCGGATTCCGTCCTCCTCGTTATCAATCTCAAATCGAAGCCCTACTGAGGGGTCGCTGCCGTCATAAAGGAGAATCCAAGATTCCTCATTCGGCTTATCTGAGAAGGTCCATGTAGCCGATGCTTTCACATCTGGTCCTGTGAGTTTAACCATAAGATCGCCGGAATCCCCCGCTCCTGTTCCGTCGCTCATCCAAATTATGCCTTTAAGACCCGCAGGAGTCGCTGGATCTGCAGACTGTGCTGTAATTTCGGTAGCGTCTTGGGTGGGTATATAGGCTTCTGAGAAGGTTCCGTTGGAGTCCAGTTGAACGACCTTGCCCTCGTCTGAAGCCTTGGGAGAAGCAGATTCCTTATCTGCTTTGTCCGTGGACGGGATCAAAGCGGTAGCCATTGAGGCTGCGATCTTTGTAGTCATGTTAGAAGTTCCTGAGATTGAGGAGGTTTAGAGGTAAGCAGGATCAGCATAAATCATAATCCAGCCTCTTCGGTTCTGTGCTGAGTTTTCGTTTGCAACATTGAAGAGGTCTTGGCTGGAACCAACCGAAACTGAGGAGATGCCGGTTTGGTGGGAATAATCAGACCGCCCTTCGATGTTGATGAACGGAACATGCTGGGTAGTACCGAGATTATGGACACATTTGATTTGCTGGTTGCCGCTTCTCGTTACGGTGCATCCGAGTTGCTTGACTATGGTGAAGTTATCAATTGTCCGATCACTGTCGTGGTCGTAGGTAAAGTGGGCCGCACACGCAACTACAAGTCCTTTATCCACATAGTTCTTCGTGGCGGCGTCATTGCTGACTGTCGGCTCAGCCACTCTCTTTACTTGGGCATTATCGCAGTGTATATAGGCCCCTGAACCATCCCCCACTTGGAGGTGAATATAATTAGGAGTGGCCCCTGTATAGAGTCGCATGTATGGGACAGCGGCGCTCCCATCCTCTGCTCTAAAATATGGGCCGTTACTGCTCCACTGTATGGCCCCCGTGGCGGTGGTGGCATCAGCGCTTTTGATAACATGACCGGTAGCGAGGGTGTGTTGACCACACACTACGAGGTCTTGGTCCAGAACCGCGTTTCCTTCGACCTCAAAGTCGGTCTTGACTAGGAGATCCCCGTTGATTTGGGCGTCTCCAAGCGCGGTTATGTCGCCTGTCAGGGAGGATGTCCCAGTTACATCAAGATTGCCACCTACAGTAACATCATTCTTTGTCGTAAGATTCAGGCCATAGATTGCTCCGTTATTATTAACAGTAAAGCAATATACGGGGTCAGCGCCTCCTCTAGCAATGACGATTGCCTCGTTGCCGCTCCCTGATCCTGACTTATTAGAAATCAGGAGTCTTCCATAATCACCGTCACCAGCATCCCCGCATTTGAGCATAGCGCCTGCGCTACCGCCGCTGCCTCCATAAGCACCAGCCTCAATCTGAATAATGGAGTCTGATGCGGACATCATGGCGTTGTGGTAATTACTCGTATCTGCTCCGCGAGTAACCTTCAGGGTTGCGGCATCATCAGGAGCGCAGGCGTTGATTTCAACTCGCCGTGTCCCGTCAGACTGCTGTGCCTCCAGAAGGTTTTCGGACTGCGTCGGAGAGTACCCCTTAATAACAAAGCCTATCGCATCGTCGCTTTCTGCTATGTAGGGCTGCTGAACCACATTTCTAGAGGCTCCGAAGTTCCTTACATGGATGACTACTCCATCATCAACAGGCCCTGAGCCTGTAGAGGATGCTTGAAGAAGGGTCAGACTCCAAACGCCATCGGCTACTTGGATGACATTGTAATCAGAGGGATTCTGAAGCACGCCGCCGACTTCAATGAGATACATATTATCCGCATCACCTGATGGGAGAGGCCCAGTCAGATCATATACTCGATCTGTCCCCTCCACATCTGCTCCAGCGGCGGTAAAGGTCCAAGCCTGTGGTTCTGTAGCAGCGTAGGCTCCTCCATACAGAGAAGCATTATCTACATACTCCTTTGTGACCGCCTCCGATGAGCCGGTTCCGGTTATGAGGTTCTTGATTCCCTTACTTCCAGCGTCAAACTTACCATCGGTATCGAGAGGCAGAGACCCGATTCCTTGGTCTACCTGCTCCTGTAGGCCGAAGAGCAGTTGTTTTGTCTGGGTGTTTAGGTCGCTGGCCTTGAGAACAGAGCCGTCAGAGAAGGTCCGCTGAAGGTTGGTAATAGGGGTTGTTCGGATAACCCGCACCGTGTCAGCAGCAGCCAACGGCAGGGTGACGCCGCTGTCGATTGTGACCTTAAGAGTGGGAGTTGTGGCTACAGTGAGATTAGCATTGGCAACAGCGGTCTTTGCGCCGGTAGCCGCACTGGTATGCACTATAGAAAAGTGAGCAGTGGAAATGTAATCTATTGTGAGATTATCAAAGACCCCTGTAATCTGCTCTGCGGTGAGGTCACCTACTACTCCAAAATCTGTATAACTGTCTGCCATTTATTATCTCCTGCGGCCAGTTTCTTTGAGATTGCTCTCGCTAACAAAGTAATTTGCAATTTGCTTCACTCCCGGTATTTGAGTGAGCCATACTAAACGCATGGCATCTCTGT